CATGATCAGGGGCACCGAGGCGCATGTGGGCAAGTCCGGGCAGAACGAGGAGGCGCTGGCTGAGATGCTGGGCGCCATACCGGATGATGCCGGCAACTTCGCCCGCTGGGACTTGTGGGCCGAGGTTGGCGCCGGGCTGGTCCACTTCACGCATCACATCGGCACCACCGGGCGCACGCACTACGAGTCATCGGCGGTGATGGCCGAACTCGGCGAAGCCTACGCCGAGGCCGGGCGCTGGCAGAATCGCGCGCCGAATGTGGTTGTGCGCAGCCACCGGCACCGGCACATCGAAGTCCGGGTGCCGACATCGACAGGCTACGGGATATCGTTTGTGACCGCCGGCTGGCAACTGCAGACGCCGTTTGTCTGGCGCATGCCGGGCGGCCGGTCGAGCCTGCCACAGATCGGCGGCTCACTCATCCGGCAGGGCGACCATGAGCTGTACACGCGGCATTGGGTAAAGGACATTGGCCGCTCGAAGGCGGTGAAGATATGACGCACCCGCCGGTGATACGCGAAGATGAATGGCGCGCAGAGATTGACTCGCTGCGGCGCACCGGCTATGAGAGCCGCACAAAGCGATGGACGCCGGAGATGGACGCAGCACTCATCGCCGCACGCACGCCGGATGCCGATGGCAAGGTGGTACTGTGGGAGGATCTGGCGCGGTGGTTCAAGGCGCGGTATGGCATCAAGAGCAAAGAGTCATTGAAGAAGCGGCAGCGGGAATTGCAGGAAAGTGGCATGGCATAGGGAGATGTGCCGCAGTTGCGGACAAGGAGGCCGGTGGAAGCCGGAGGAATGTGACGTTGGATAGGTGACGTTTGAATGATTGGCAATACCAAGAAGAGCGTAACAGCCGAGGAAAGGCGATACAAGGCATTTGAGCTAAAACGGATCGGTAAAACTTACCGGGATATCGGCAAAGAGCTTGGATGCAGCAGGACGCAAGCGCAGCGCGATGTGTTCCGTGTTTTGCGCGAAATGAGACCGCCGCAAGAGAACGTTGATTATCATCGTAACATACTTTTAGGCAGATATGAATATATTCTCGAAAAGCTGTTTCCAAAATTAGAAAGCAAAACGTTAATAGGCGAATCTGCTGTATATGACCGGATACTCAAAACGCTCAATCAGATAGCCGACATCACGGGGGTAAAGGAGAAGCAGGCCAGCCCGGCCGGTGGCGAGATTGACCTCTCCGCATACGCAGACCTGTTAGAGCAGGCCGATTCGCAATGATCTACGCGCCGATCAAGCCGCCTATCGTGCTGCGCGGATTGACGCCAATACAGCGTCAATATCACCACGACACGCAGCACCGGTTTTTTGTGCTTCCACCCGGACGCAGGAGCCGGAAAACACTTATATCTATGCGCAAGGTGCAGTATGCGGCTATGCGCACAAAAGGCGGCCGATATTTTCACGGCGCGCCTATCTGGAGCCAGGCAAAAGATATTTTTTGGGAGCGGCTTAAACGCAATACAAGGCCATTCTGGGCAAAAGAGCCAAGCGAGTCTGACCTTGCTGTGTTTCTAAAAAACGGATCCGAGATCCACGTCGAGGGCCTCGACAAAGCCGAGCGCGTGGAGGGCCAGCCGTGGAATGGCTGCCACATTACCGAGTTTCCCAACACCAAGCCGGATGCCTGGCCGGCGCACATTCGCCCGGTGCTCTCTGATACGCTGGGTTTTGCGATACTGGACGGTGTGCCGGAGGGCCGGAATCATTTCTACGATTTGGCGCTATACGCCTGCAATGGCATAATTCCAGAGACGGCGCCATTTGACGGCGCATTTGCAGATAACGGCGATTGGTGTTACTATCACTGGTTTTCTTCTGATGTTCTTACTGCGTCAGAGATTGATGAAGCGAGGCGCAACCTTGACGAGCGCACTTTTAGGCAAGAATACGAGGGGCAATTCCTGTCATACGAAGGGGTGCTGTACTACAACTTTGACCGGCAGCGCAACGTCAATGAATCGATGGCAAAGTACGACGCCACAAGGCCCTTGTTTCTCTCCACCGATTTCAACAAGACTCCGATGGTCTGGCTGGTCGGTCAGCTTGACGGACGCACGGGCTGCATCGTCGATGAGGTTGAAATATCATATAACGCAAAAACGCAGGCGACCGCACAGCTATTCTGTGAGCGCTACAGAGGACATTCTGCAAAAACCGTCTATGTGACCGGCGATGCGTCAGGACAACACGAGAGCATCCGGGATTATACTTCCGACTATCTTATCGCCGAGGAGGTGCTCAAGGCTAATGGTTGGCGAGTCGTGTTTGATGTTCCGGCCGCAAACCCTAATGTCAATAACAGGGTTAATCTGGTATGTAGTTTGCTGCATACGATTACAGGAGCTGTGCGGCTGTACATAAATCCGGCATGCGCCAGGCTTATCAATGACCTTGAGCGCAACACATCGGACGGCAAGGGCGGCAAGGATAAAAAAGACCCGTACCAGACGCACGCATCTGACTGTATGGACTATTTGACGTGGAAGTGGTTCTCTAACGAATTTTACCATAACGGGATTATACAGCAATGAGCAGCCTTGATGTAGTCCATCAGCTTAATTACAGCAAGATATACAATTCAGACATGCAAGAGCGTATCCTGTGCGCGCAGCAGCGCGATTGCTATTTTGATCAAGACAATGCCGCCATACAATACATGCTGCGCAAGGATCTATCGCCGTTTTTTGACGTCTCGGATCTCAACGCGCTTAACCTGCTTACCGTAGATTCGTTTATCTACGCATTTCTCGAAAAACTCTGCAATGTCTATGATCGCCCGCCTGTGTTCCAGTTTGCTGATGGCGTCAACCAGACCGCAAAAGATAGATTCTCCGCGCTCATGGAAGAGGTCAGGATCCACCAGGTAATGCAGGAGACCTTTCTGCGATGCCGGCTGCATAATACCGTGCTTGCAACCGTGAAATGGTCAAAACAGCTCGACCGGCTGTTTGTCGAAAATGGATACAATATTGGCAATACTATGGTAGTAGAGCATCCTGAATATATGTACGACGCCTCCCTTGTGGCCTACGAAACATTGGCGTGGGACAATAAGCCGCGCTGGATTGTTTGGGACCGGGAGAATGGCGAACACTTCGCCACAGACGGCGCGCCCAAATGGGACGCGCAGAGCCGCACGGTCACATCCGATAAAATACCGATCCCTCCGTCAAGCAATGTCGCGGCGCCGAAGGTCTGGCCGTGGACGGTATATCATTATAAGCTGCAAAATGACTTTTGGGGAAACGGGCTGGATGGCCTACTGCAGCTTGCGCGCTCGATCAATGTGCTATTGACCGTACTTAATGACGACAGTATCCGGGAGACCATCCGGCTATTGATTTTATCGTTTGCTCCGGCCGGCACCCAGGGCGAAAAAGGACAACTTAAAAGCGGCCTCACGCATCCGATTTACCCAGAATCCCGCGTTGGCAACACCACCCCACCCCAGGCACAGGTTGTATCGGCTGACCTCTACACCGAGCAGATTATAGCGCTCATCGAAAAGCTAACAGAGATCATTTCGAGCCTGCACAACATCCCTAATCCGTTAAAATCGCAACTGACCGACAACCTGGCCGGGGTGACGCTGCGCATGAAAAACGAGCCGCTGTTGCAGCAGTGGGAAAAAGACCAGGGCGTTATGCGGCCATACGACAAAGAGCTTGTGCGCCGCATAGTGGAGGTGAATAACTTTTATCGCCCAAACAACAAGATCGACGCGGCAGCCCTTGACGAAATGACCATTGTCTACTCTGATCCGTCTATAGTGACCGACGAAAAAGCCGAGCTCGAGGTTGAGCAAATCAAATGGAGCGCCGGCCTATCTACTCCGGTCGCTTACATGCAGTCAAAAAACCCCAATATGACCGCGCAAGAAGCAGAGCAGCGTATCACGGATAACCTCGAGCTCTACAACGAGTTGATGGGAATGAAGGTGCAAGTTATGGTCCCTGGCGCAGATAATAACTTGAACGGGGATCGCGAGCAGGACGAGGAAACCGATGAAGATAAATGAGTTAATTACCCAGGAGCTTTCCGACACGCACACCCATCAAGCCAGATGGCAGTCCCTCGTAAAACAGATCATTCTCGAGGAGGGCCCGGCCAACAAAGAGCGTATCATGGAGCGTATTTCCGCAGAAGCCGAGCGCATTGGTGGCCGGCTGGTTCGGCGTTCGGTTGGTCTTGGCATGCAATGGCTGGCCGAGGGCAAGCGGTGATCCAGTTAAAATTCAACCTGCGCAACTTCCTTGCCCGAGAGGGCCATACCTTAATCAAGAGCTATCAGCGCTTGATGCAGGTCAAACAGGGCATATCACTTGACCCCGCTCCGCACAATGCGGCGGCTACCATCAAGCGCAAGGGCAAGGATCACTGGATGGTTGATACCGGCAAACTAAAGCGCAGTGGGTTTAAAATGTTTGCATGGCCGATGCGCCTCAAGGTGTATGCCTCTACCGATATCCACACGCGCGGCAAAAAGCGGGATGTCAGCTACGAGGACTTGTTTCTTTGGCACAATCAGGGGCACATTGGCAAGAGATATTCCGGCATATTCAACAAGTTCCCGGCCGGGTCACGCTTTCCGGAGAGACTGAGCACTGAGGTCTACAGGCAGATGCGGCCACAGCTCGAAAAAGCGTTCACCCGTAGAATCAAGGCGAAGTGATGGCGAAAATCAAAAAGACGGTCGAACGGGCCGGCCAGTACGTCTATAAGCACAGCAAGATATTGCTTGACATTGAGGTGGTCATATCTACCTTGATGACTGAGGCGCAATATCTGGTTGACCAGCTTGAGCTCGAGTATAAAAAGATGGTCGCTACCGGCGCTCAAGCCCGGTCTGCGCGGGCTGCTGTCATTGCGCAAGTGCGGGACGGGTCCGGTATTATGCAGGCATGGGTAAACAAGCAAAACAGGATCATTAATGAGCTGACCAAAAGCATGGTGGCCGCGCCCGTGACCGATGCAGTGGCGCGCGGCAAAAGCCATTGGGTGCTCGGCGCGGTCAAAACCTCGCACTGCCCGGACTGCCTGCATATGGCAGAGATCAGCGAGGCCGACGGGCCCAAGACTATCGCCGCGTGGCGCAAGTACGGCGTAGGGCTGCCCCGAGAGGGCAAGACGCAATGCTCTTACGGATGCCGGTGCATGCTTCTACCAGCAGAAGCCAAACAGGAGGCGGCGTAATCTGTGGCAAGCGTTTTGCATACATATCGATGCAGATGCGAGGGGCACATGCCCGACGGTTCGCCTTGCCGCAAGACATTTTTCACCATCCAGACACTCAAGGGCGAAACGCTGCATAAATGCCCGCGCTGTGGTCACATGAATCATTTTTATTTTGCGCATATTGGCGGCCACCAGTATATCAATGGTGAGCGCGCCGAGCGATTCGAGACGCAAGAAGTATAAAGATTAATTAACATATTCAGAGTCCCACGAGGGCCATATTCCTGTCAAGGAGTATGGCTTTTTTTATTGAGGGTAAAATGGCAGAGGAAAAAAAGAAAATACGCAGGAGCTTTAAAAGCTTGCCGAGGCGGGCGCAGAACGCGGCCTTTGCTTCGATGCGTGCGAGCGGAAAAATTAAAAGCAAGACCAGATCGAAGAGTAAGCGCGGAAACAGCAAAAAAGACTATTCTTCAATAGTAAAGAAAATTACCACTGGCAAAGAAACGTTTTACCAGGCCGGAGAGGGTGGAAGGACTTTCGCGAACAAGAAAAATGCTATTAAATTTCTAAAAAACAAAGGCAGAGAAATGCCCGATATTCCATATGAGACTGTTTACAGAAAAGGCAAAGCAGTTGGGAGCAAGAAAGTTGATGTTTCTAAGCTATACACCTACATGAATAGATAGGTCACACATAAAACGAAGGATAAGTCTATGGATTTAGACGAAGTGCTTGAGCAGCTGCTCAATGAAATCCCCGAAGAAAACAGGGACAAGGCCGAGAAATTAGTTGGCCAGCTGGCCGGCGAATGGAACGGTCTTATTGACGACCTCAAAGCCGCCAACGCGGAGTCCAAGGAGCGCAAGCTCAAGATTCGCGAGCTCACCGGGCAACTGGAAGAGGCCGGCGAAAAGGTCAAGGAGTACGAGGGCAAAGTCAACGATCCGGCGCTCAAACAGGAGTTTGATGCGCTCAAACAATTCAAGGCCGATGTCCTGAAGGGCCGCCGCGATTCATTCGCCGGCGAGTTCGCCAAAATCATCAAACACCCGAACTTTGAAAAAGCAAAAGAGCAGTTCAAGCTCCCAAAGCCGACCGAGGCGGGCGAGTATGATTTTTCAAAATCTGCTGATGCCGACATTGAGCACAATCTGGCCAAGATGGCCGAATACCAGAAGATTGGATTTTTCGGCGAAGAACAGCCAGCAGGCGGCACGGGGTTTAACCTCCCGCGCAATCAGGGGGGCGAGCAGCCGCCGACGATCAAATCGGCGCAGGATCTCCAGGCGTACATGGCCAAGCAACTGGCAACATACAAGTAAGGAGTCATCATCATGGCTGGTATCAAAGCAACCGATCTTCAGTATGTCCTCAACACCACGCCGATGAACACCTATTTTCAGGCGTTTGGGCTGGACACTACTTTCCTCGATCTTATGGGCGGCCTGCAGCCTGGCCCTGCCCGCATCCAGATCCCCCTCCATTATGCCGGAAACGCCACCGCCGGATCGTTCGCAGAATCCGCAGACCTCAAAACTGCCGGCACCCAGGCGCGCCGCGTGTTCACCCTGCCCTACAAGCGGGTGTATGCGACTTTCGGAGTCGATGGTCTGCAGGAAGCCATCGCCAAGGCGGGCGGCGTTGTCAACATCACCGATCTCGTGCAGGCCGAGGCTCTCGGCTCCATTCGCGACATTCTCGACGAGATCAACACCCAGATGCTTTCCGATGGCACCGGCAACAGCGCGGCAGACATCGACGGCATTCTCTACCACATCGACGACGACAACACCTGGTGCTCCGTCGCCCGTAGTGGAACGAGCTATACCCAGGCGTATATGTCCGGAAACGCCGGCACCGACAGAGACCTATCCGAGGATCTGATGCGCGGTGTTCACAACGTGCTGGTCAATACCCGCAAAAGCAACTATACTCACATCCTGACCAGCTACACCGTGGCCGACGCCTACGAAGCCCTGATGGGCGACCGCCTGCGCCTG